CTCATTCACAAAATACCTAAGTTTCCCTAGGTACCCCACCGCTTTCGCGGATTAGATGAATTGAGCCACGCTCAATTCTACTCGGTCGTCACATGATTCCGATGAGAACCATGCGGGCAAACGAGGCACAGTCTTATCACGGACCGGTCTAAACCGGTACTTCCCTTCTAATCTCTCGATTATTGTGGAAGTCTCAACCCCGTCAGAGGCTGATTCGCGAACCCAAGTGGCATTTAGCCACTGAGCATAACCTCCAATTCCGCTATCTCTTCTCCGCGATTTCTCGTGAAGTCGAGATTGAGGCTCGTCTTGTGAGACGAGTTGGTAGCGAAAGGCAAGGTCATGTCCACCCCAAAGACATCGAGGTACCATAGCCTTTAGGAAGAGCCAGAGCGGCTCGACTTCAGGGTCACAGATACCGGGCTCACCCCACGACGCCCATTTCCGTAGCTTGTTGGCCACGTCAATAAGCGAAGGGAGATCTGAGATCGGTTCCTTGATGTAGAAAGGAGTTATGTCTAACCCATTATGGTAATGACCACCGCAGCTTTCGCGGAACGGGCCCTCGTGATATGATTTATCAGGGTTTACCTGGAAACCAAAATATCCGAGAACACGCTCAGCTTGGCCGAACAGCTCTGCTGGGCAGATGATGTCATCACCATAGACGGAGACAATACCACGCGTCCCAGTAAAGTAGGCGGTCGCACGCACAAGAACATAAAAGAGCAAGCTCTCAAGTTCGAACGTGAAACCGTTTCCCATACTGGAGAACATATGGTTCCGATGTTCCTCACCATAGATGGACGTCACTTGACACCGTGAGGCATCAAGTAAAGTGAACCATGTGCAAGGAAGCAATTCGGCGACTAAGCCGGATGATACGGAGTCAGATGCGCTGGACAAGTCCATCGTAGCTAAACTCCCATCAATGCTTCCCTTTCTGGCAAGCCGTTGATTGACCGACTGGTCATTCAAGTCGATCCCTACTCGGCGTAAGCCGGCACGAATGTGCCGACCGATTCCTTTCTGGATAAACATATTCAGATCGGGCTCTTTACAAGCAACACGATCTATATCGGTTTTCTTGGGGACTGTAAACATCACGTTCCCAGGTACAACGATCGGTGTGACCGTGCACCCATCCAACTGCAGCCAACCCGGAATTTCTGGGACGACGAGGTCGTTCCATAGTTCCAAACAGCGAGCAGTTACGTGTGCTTGTCCGAGGTACTTAGAGCTTGGATGGCTCTCCGTACGATTTCGGCTTGTCGATGCACCGCCTGAAAACGACCCGATAAGGGCGTCCACAGGAGGAGTAGCACCAAGAATATCGCAAACGAGGTTGCGACACCAATCCATGAACGACTCGTACTCCACCCGAGGAAGAATTTGATAATCCGCGGGGGTTGTAAGGAGTCGGTCGTTCGTAGCCTCATTTTCCCTCTCAGTGGCAAGCCACTTATTGATTGCCCGATTCCGGCGGACTTCCGCCGGATCCGTATCGGGTGAGACGTATTTCGAAAGTATTTCACTCTTCAGGTAGTCCGACCTCACGGTCGACCCTAGGAGCTGGATACGTTCGGATACTTGGATTGCCAAGTCGCTCGGTATCGTAAAAGACTTTTGTAGTCTGATGCGATGTCCCATGGGATAGTTCTCCACTGGAATTTACGGCCGCGGGATTGCGGAACGTAAAGAAGAAAGCGAGCACGATAACAACGAAGGAGCCGATTAGCACCAACGAAATCACCATACCCGCATCCGCCGTCACCCTTGGGGTGACGACGTCCACAGACCTCAGTAGAGGTGCTTGAGTTTGGCGACGGCCTGCCACGCGGCGTCTCCCTGCAACAGGGTGATCATGCGCGACAGAATGTCGAAACGCTCGAGCTCATTGCTGGTCTGGTCGAACGAGAAAGTCGCTTCCGCGTAAGCGGTGCGCACGATCGTCGGACGGCTGACGCCAGCAACGACAATGTCCTGCACTTCAGGCGAAGTGAGCTTCAGGGTTACCTTGCGGCGACCCGTCTGCAGCTTCGCAGTGGTGATGGACAGGTGGTTCTCCCCGATGGGAACCCCGGTCGACTCGACGAGGGTCGCGGTACCATTCGCAATGTTCTCAGGCGAGTACGTTGCATCGGCGCCGGCACCGTCCTTGAGGACGATGGTGTTCAACTGTGGCATTGAAATATGCTCCTTGGACCTAAACGGTCGTTCTCGGGGGTTAGAATTAGCCCCGAAGTGATCGGACGAGGGAAGCAGCGCTTGCCACTCGTTCAGTTGAAAACGGAGTGAAGTCAACATAGAAATCAGGAATCGGCCAGCTACTTGGATAAGTGACTCGCCGGAACTGAAAACCACGTTCCTTATAGGACCCCTTGTTGGGAGTAGTGTAACTGTACCCAGGCCCAGACGAATCGGATCGATTCGAATGGGTTATGTGTAAGTCATACTTACCTTGGCAAGTGGTGAAACCACCCCACGGAGTAAGGCCTGCCGTGGCAGTCAACGCGTTCAACACACTCCCGACCGGGATAAACCAGTCGAGAACGAAACTGAAAGGCACTAACTCCCATGCAATAATGGCAGGATTTATCAGTCCCATTCCTTGCAGGCGGTAGAGAACAGGAGAAGTAACCTTCCCTGTTAACACCGATTTGCAGGACCAGGAAGCTGTTCCTCTAACATCTAGATCCCCGTAGGGAAAGTTGATGTCTTCGGTCCAGGTACCGTTGCCACGACCTTTCACAAACATCTCTGTTGTGACGGTCTTAATAGCCTGAGCAGTAAGAGCATGAACATCGGCCTTTAGGGGCTTCCATCCATACTGGTACTCAAGCCATTTATTAGCTGGGTACTTACCTGATAAAATACCAGAGCGCGAAAGGTCCAAAGCACTAGCTACCTTATCCCAATTACCGCTTTTGGCGGCTTTCAGGGCACGGGCAAGTGCAGTGGCACTAGACGCAAGCATATCCGCAGTCTTTCGCCCTTCGGCGACAGAAACGGCTGCCATAGCAGCGTCTTTCTGAAGATCGTTTAAAGCTTCAGTATTCGCTTCGTCTACGCAGTTAGCGTAAACTCCTGGCTTGAGGCAAGGATCATAACCGAATGGGCCATGAAGCCTAGAGATAAAATCGGTAAAGATTTCATCAACCTCAACATACGGAGGGTCCATACCAAACTGTTGACGATAACTCTTCTTCTGGAAGGGTATGTCTTCAGCTACGATTTGGACCTGGCGAAAATAGTCGGTGGCCTGTCGGCCATCCCACCTAAAGATCGGTGGCTTGAAAGAGAATGCCTCGGCTACGTTGCCGAGGTTTCGATCAAACACCTCTCTAGGTCTATTTTGACCCATCCCTACAATACGATCTACTTTAGAGATCAAACTCTTATATCGAGTGTGACCCCCAACAGCGTTCGTGTGAGCAGGAATACTCATTGCTTTCCTTACGTTGTTCAGAGCGGCGATGCCGCCCTCGGTGAGTGTTTAATGCGCAAGCGCACCTCACGCACCGAGACCCCCATCCCTAACGGGA